ACGCTCGCGCCGTGCGGCGGCAGCAGCTGGCCGTTGAGCAGGCACACCACAGGCTGCCGCGTGCGCGGCGCGAGCGTGCAGACGCGCACGCGCTTGCGAGGCAGCGGCCGCACGGTGCGATCGCGCCACGGCTGGAACGGGTTGTGGCACACCACCACCGTGCCGGGCACGGCCAGCGCCTCGGCAGGCAGATCGCGGGCGCTCACGCCGCCACCTCTTCGCCCGCCCAGGCCAGCAGCGACAGGATGCGCCAGCCGCCCAGCGCGAGCTGAGCCATGCTGTGCACCACCACGCCATGCCCTTCGGCGCTGTGCATGACGCGCCCGTCGGGCAGCACCACGCCCACGTGGTGCGGCTTGCGGCCGTGGCCCATGAGCGCCACCGCCCAGGGCTGCGGCGCGGCGATCTCGCGCCACACCGGCAGCCGCCGCTGCTCGTCGACCGTGCGCAGGCAGTCAGCCGAGCGGCCGGCGTCAAACGCCACCAGCGGCGCCTCGATGCCGCAGCACTCGCGCAGCACTGCGCGCACCAGGCCGTAGCAGTCGTAGGCCTCAGGGCCCTGGGCGCCGCTCTGCCACGGCTTGCCGATGTAGGAATCGATCATGTTGCGACCAGCCCGGGGAAGCGCGCCGCGGTGTAGTCCTCCCGCGGGAAGCGCACGTTGGCGAAGTTCGAAAACCCGGCCTGCAGGCGCACGCGGAACACGTCCGCCGTCACGGCCGTGACGGTCAGCACCAGCGGCGGGTCGTTGCACGGGCCGCCGAGATCGCTGGCCAGGTACATGCGGTAGGTGATGGTGGCCAGCGACTGCGACTGGCTGGCAAGGTCGATGTAGGCCAGGATCTCGCGCGACACGTTGTCGATCGCGATCTCCAGCTCTGGCGATTGCGCCTGCTCGACGTCGGGCAATCGGAAGTCGAAGCCGAAGGCAACAAAGGTGGCCGTGGTCACGCCGTCTTCCAGCGTGGCCGTGAGGCTGCTGTAGTCATTGACCAGATACAGCGGCTCGGTGAATGCGGGGTGATCGACCTGCAAGGTGTGCAGCACCACGTCGCCCACGTCGGCGGACGCGGCGTGCTCTCGGGCGGCCTGGCTCAGCGTGATGTCAGGCATCAGAGATACCCCGCCAGGTCATCGGCCGACATCACCGGCCGCTCGGCAGCCTCAAGCGTTGCGGTCACCCGCCAGGCGTTGGGCCCCAGGCGCTGCGCGCGCCACATTTCGGCGAATCGCACATTGCCCCAGGTGGTCACGCCCTGACCGTTGTCGAGCGGGCAGTCAAATGCCGCCGCGCCATCGCTGAGCGTGTGGCGGTGCCACCCCTCGAACACCGCCATCTGCAGCCGGTTGAGCACCCAGCTCACGCTGACGCGCGTGGGGGCGTTGGTGTAGCGGCGGCGCGTGCGCACCGGGCCGGCCTCGAAATCGGTGCGGATCACCGGATCAACCGGCTGCAGGCTGAAACCATCAGCGGCCGGCGCGGGCAGGCTTGCGGGGTAGCTCATCACATGCCCCCCGTGCGGCGCAGGCCGTAGGTGCCCTGCATGGCCCCGGCCGTGCGGCTGCGGCCGCTGGTGATACCGGCAGCCATCTGCGCATCGACCTGGTCGAAAATCACCTGCAGCTGCGTCTTGCCGCCCTCTTCAACCGTGCGCACTGTGGGCTGCTGGGGGGGGTTGATGATCTGCACCACCACACCACCGCCACCCGCACCCTCGGCCACCACACCGAGCTTGCCGCCCGCGCCCCGCTTGAGCGGCAGGATGGCCTCGTGGCCGGCCTCGCCCATGACACCCCCGGCGAAACTGCCGCCGTTGGCGAACTTGAAGAAGGTCGGCGAATCAACCACGCCGCCCTTGGCGAACGGAATCAGACCACCCGGGCCGAACGCGTTGCCGTTGGCGCTGGGCAACAGGTCGCCGATGGCCTTTGCGAGCGGCTCGGTGATCTGACGACGGATCAGGATGCGCGCGATGTCCTGCGCCAGCCCCTCGAGAATATCGCCGAACTCCGCGCCCTTCACGATCGCGTCTTCGAACGCGCTGCTGAAGGTGAGGCCCAGCTCTTCGCCGATGCTCTTCTGCTTTTCGAGCGTCTTGTTCAGGTCGCCGGCAGCCTTGTCGGCATCGTCGAAAACACGGCCGCGGGCGTTGAACGCCTTCTCCGCGGTGAGGTAGCCCTGCGCCTCGAGCGCGCTGATCTCTTCGACCTGCCGCATGTAGGCGGCCGTGGGGTCGGCGAGGTCTTCGTACTTGCGGATCATGTCTTCGAGGCGCTTCAGCGACTCGAAGGTGGCGTCGTTTGCCGCCTCGGCCGACTTCTCGCGCCGGCGGTCGAAGGCCTCGTAGGCCGCCTCGATTGACTGCTGGAACTGCTGAGAGGCGTCATCGATACCGAGCAGCTGCTCGGCGGCCAGCATGCGCAGGTCGGCGATGCGCTTGGCCTCGCGCTCTGCAGCGCTGTCGCTGCTGCTGCTGCCGCCCCCCACCTCGGGCAGGCCGGGCGGCGGGCCGCTGTCAGCTTCGGCAGCCTTGCGCAGCCGGCGGCGCATGTCGGCCTCGCGCTCGAGCAGACGGCCCTCGGCCTGCAGTTCGGCGCGCTCGGCCTTCAGCGCGTCGATGCGTCGGCGATTGAAGGTTTCGTTGGTGCCGCCCCCGCCCTGCTGCAGCTTGATGAGTTCGGCGTTGATCTGGCTGATGCGGTTGACGTTCTCGGTAAGCGACTGGTCGAGGTCGCCCGCATCGAAGGCGCGCGACAGCATGGTGAAAAAGCCCTGCCCCGAATCGCGGGCAACACGCATGCGCTCGATGAGGTTGTTCAGGGCCGGCACCAGCGTGAGACCAATGGCGCGGCCGGCGCTGTTCAGGTCAGCCTCAAGCCGGCTGATCGCCTTCTGGAAGCGCGCCGCCTCTTCAGCCTGCTGCGCGGTGACGCGCACGTTGAGCTCGCCCGCTTCGGCGATGTCACCCAGCAACGGCGCAAGCTGGCCGGCGCTCTTGCCGAACAGGTCTTGCATGACGCGGGCCTTCTGGCCGTTGTTCTCGTAGTTGGCGAGCGCGTCCGCCACGTCTTTCAGGGCGGTGCCGGGGTCTTTGGCACGCAGCTCATCGGCCGACAGGCCGATGGCCGCCAGGGCCTTGGCCTGCTCGCTGTCGGCCTTGGCGCCCAGCGCCTGGTTGAGCTTGGTGATGGCGGCGCTCACGTCGTCGAGCGAGCCGCCGTTGCGGCGCGCAACTTCGTCCAGCCCGCTCAGCACCTCGACCGACGCACCGGTGGCATCGGCCGCGTCGTTGAAGGCGTCGATCTGCTCGGTGATGCTGCGCAGGCCGCCGACCAGCGCACCGGCTGCAACACCTACGCCGAGCGCGCCGGCCACCTTGGTGACCGCACCGAACGCGCTGCCGATGCGCGAGGCCGCGCTGGCGCCCTGCGCCTCGATGCGGTTGAGCGAATCCTGGAACTGCGCAAACCTCGCTTCGATGTCAATCAGAAGCTTGGGCATCGATCACGTCCTGAAGTATGAGCAGCCCGTTGATGAACTGCTCGATGTCGTCGAACCCGACGAGCTCGGCCACCACGGGCAGAGCCTGCCAATCGATACGGCCGCCCAGCAGCGCCCGCGCGTTCAGCAGCGCCGCCACCTCAGGCTGCAGAGGCGGCGGCGGCTGATCGAACTGCTTTGCGAGGTGCAGGGCCTGAACGGCCGCGGTCAGTTTTTTTCCGTGGTCTCGCGCTGCGCGGCATGTGCGTCGATCAGACGCACCACCTCGACGGTGACTTCCTTGACCACGTCCATGCGGTCGCCGACCCACTCTTCGAAGGCGGCGGCGGAGAACGGCGCAGGCTGATCAACGTCGCCCGGGATGAGGTCGGAGAGCTTCACGCCGCGCCAATCGACCACGGCTGCGATGGCCACGTCGGACCAGCCACCACCGGCCGCGCGCACCTTGGCGACATCGAGGTCACGAGGCCGGCGGATGAGCAGCTCGATGCCACCGGCGGCGAACCATGTTTCACGACGCGCGCGCATGCGGGCGTCGAGGGACTGGGCTGCAGTGCTCATCAGGTGGTGTAGAGCGTCGGGCGACCGAACAGCGTGATCACCACCGAGGTGACCACCTTGTCCTGCGCGTTGCCGGTCGGCAGCAGTGTGGCGCCGATGTAGCCGGTACCGACCAGCTTGTAGCCGTTCGGGAAGGTGAGCCGGAAAGCACGCTGCGCCTGGTTATCACTCGCAGCCTTCAGGGCGGCCAGGGCGGGGTCGGCCGGGTCCCAGAACGACTCGAAGGTGTAGGTGGCCGGCGACGCCACGCCCGGAATCTGCTTGCGCACGTTGTCATGGATGGTGGTGACATCGATGAACTCGAAGTCGCCGCCACTGGCAGAGACGCTGGTGAAGCTGGCCGCCGACGTGCCGAAGGTGATGACCTCGGCCGTGCCCGACACGAAGGTGTCGTAACCGGTGGTGTTCTCGCCCTCGAGCTCGAAGGTGTCGCCCGCGCCATTGACGTTGGCCACGCGGAACACGCGGTTGTTCACCTGGTGCATGCCTTCAGCCTTGATCAGCACGTAGGCGCCATTCACCGGATCGCTACCGCTGTAGGTGACCACGCCGGTCGAGGCCTTGCTGATCGCCGATACGACGAGCGCCGTGGCAAGTGCCGATTGCACCGCAACCGCGACGCCGCTCCACTTGGTGACTTGTGCCATTTCTGACTCCTGATAGTAAAAAGGCCCGCAGATGCGGGCCTTCGGGATGCGCGGTTGCGCGGGTTAAGGGGTGCGCGGTTGCGCGGGTTAAGGGGTGCTGCTCACTCCCACACGTCCACCACCAGGGTGACCGCGTAGAGATCTGTTTCGGGGTCATGCTGCATGCTGCGGCCGGTGACCATGTGCGTGGCACCCAGACACGCCAGCAGCACGGCGTCGGCCACAGCCTCGGCACTGCCGCGGGTAGCCGCGACGCAGGCCACATCCATCACCGCCCGCGTGCTGCCCGGCAAGATGGTTCCGTGAAGCGTGGGCGTGTATTCGGTTTCGCTGCGCAGGTAGGTCACGGCGGGCAGCGCCACCTGCGCGGGGATCTTGTCCGGATACACGCGGTCGCCGACCAGGGCGACCACTCCGGGCGCCGCGGAGAGCGCGGCGTAGAGACTGGTTTCGGCGCTCATTGCTGGCTGTACTTCTGCACGGCGCGCCCCAGCCGCTCGTAGAACGCATCGAGCGCGCGAGACTGCGCGGATTCATAACTGCGCTTCAGGAAGAAGCGCCCCTCGACGAAACCCTTGCCCGAAGCACGAATGCGCTGGCGGGCGAGCGCCCGGGTATTGGCGCCGCCCTTCAGGCGTTGCCCCGGACCGCGGGCAATGTGCCCCTGCTCGACCCACGCCCAGTAGTAGGCGTCGCGCTGCCTGGCGCGCTCCTTTGCCCCTTGGCGAAAGCCCAGCCGAAACACCGCCCGCCCCTTCGGAGACTTCATGCGGCGGGTGTAAATCGCCCGCCGCAGCGTGCCGACCACGTGACCCTTGCGGGTGGCCGGCGGCTTCTGCATCGGCGCCTGCTGCTGAGCGACCTTGCGGAACACCGCAATCGCCGCACGACCGGCCTCGCGCACAGCCTTGCGCTCCATGTCGGCGCCGATCGCGCGCAGCTGCTGCCGGAACTCGGGCAGGTTGGTGACAACACGCACGCCATCCATCACGTAGGCTCCGTGGGTGCGCTGCACATCAGCTCGAGCGACTCGCCGCGCGCCTTGGGGTCGATCACCTCGCGAATCTCATAGACGCTCGTGCCGTGCTCGACGCGCATCTCCGGCACCACGCCCGCCCGGTGCCGGATGGTGATCTTCGCGGTGAGCTCGGACTGCGCCGAGCGCAGCGCCACGAACTCACGCCCGCGAATCGGCTCGACCGCGGCCCACACCGTGGCCACCGTCTGCCACGTGACCACCTGCGCCCCCATGGCGTCGCGGGTGACGGTCTTGGCCTGCAGCGTCACGCGCTGGTTGAGTCGGCCGGCGGCGAGCATCAGCGGGCACCTCGTGCAGGCGCGTGCGGGGTCATACGCCGAGATCCACGCGGTAGGGGTCGAGCAGCGCGTCCCACGCGCCGCGGGGCAGCTCGGTGATGCTTGCGCCGGCTGCGACGGATTCGCGCAGGTTGTACCAGGTGCCGATGGCGAGCAGCAGCCACTGGCGGATGGCGGCGGGCACGTCGCTCTCTTCCGCGCCGTAGCCGGCGGTGTAGGTGACGCGCACGGCGTCGGCGCGGCCAGGCTGGACGGCGGGGAACACGACGCCGAATGCCGGCACCAGGGCTGGCCAGTCGTCGCCGGAGTCGAGCGCGTACTGGCTGGTGTGCAGCGTCTGCTCCGCGCCGCCGGCGTCGAGGTACTTGACCTCGGTGACCTCAGCGACCGGCGCGCCGGGCAGCGCCACGTAGTCGCCGAAGTCGGCCGCGCGGTGCGTGCGCGTGCGCTGCTCGAACGTGCGGCCGGTGAGGTGCTCGGCCAGACCGACCGCCGAGTCGATCAGCGCCTGGATGAGCACGTCGTCCGCAGCGTGGTCGACGCGGAGGTGCGCCTTCGCGGTGGTGAGTGAGAGGGCGGGCATGTCAGGTGGTCACCTGGGGTTGTTCGGATGGACAGGGAAAAGCCCGCGCGGGGCGGGCTGTGGGGCGGTGGTTATGTCGACCGAGAGCTAGCGCCCAGCTTACGCGCGGCGGCGCAGCAATACTCGGCCCACGTCCAGGCACGCGGAACCACCCTTCGGCACAACGATCGATATTAGCGGACGCACGTTGCTAAAAGCGCCGGCAGTACCCACCGGTCGCGT